TAAAAATTAATATAAATGAGGATGTAGATGATGGCGAATTCAAAAAGTTTTTATTTTTGGCTATGGCTATGTATATCGGTCTCCCTATCCTTTTCTAGTAAAGCACAAGTAGATTGTTCCACAACAACTGTTGGTTTATGTGACGAGGTTGTTGATCAGGTTATTATTGAAACAATAACTGAAACAATTGAAATGAAACCCGATGGTATTCTAACTACCACAACCACCGAAAAAGATATTACAACCACCACCGTAGAAAACAAAGATAGCGGTGATATTCTTGATAGTGACAACGGGTATGTAGCTACTTCGAAGGACGGTTCAATGGACTCAGACTGGGGCGGTCAAGGGCCCGCTAGTATGCCTACAGGAACTTATTGTGGTGATCTAGGAACTGATAGATGTGCTGAAATTACAGGATCTGGCAATAATACCAGCGCCATGGGTGTTGAAGGAATGGGCACCACCTTTATACAAACAGTTGATATATCTGAACTCGATATAAAATATGGAGGAAGAACTAATTATTCTATCAAAGTAGATAAGCAAGATGCTCAGGATAGAATATATATGCATATTACAGGAAGGGACGGTACCACAGAAGTATTTAGTGGAACTGATATTTTATCAGAGTCAGGTGTTAATAGTGGCTATCAAGTATACGAAAGTGGCTTTGATTTTGCAGGTACTATTACAAATTTAATTATAGAGGTAGGGGGACGTGATGTGAATTTAGCCGTGGGTCCAGTTTTTGATGATATAAGCATCCGTGTACTTTATAACACGATAAACACAATTGTGACACAATCTATTGAAAGCGTTGAAATGTTTGTTGCTTTGAATGTAGATGCAACAGTAGAGGAAATAAATATTGTAGAAAATATCTTTGATAATAACACTATTATGGAAACACCAACAGGTGAAATAGATATACAGCCAATTGAGGAACCAGATACAGAAGTTTCTTACGAAATGGTTGAAATGGAAATGGAAATAGAAATGCCTGTCATGGAGGTAGAAATACCAGAGATGAAAATGGAAATGCCAGAAATAGAAGTAACGAGTGTTGAGACAGAGATAGAAGCAGAGATGGAAATGGAAATGGAGATGCCTGAACCAGAGGTAAATGAGCCAGATCCACAGCCAGAGGAGGTACAAAATGAACCTACTGAAGAAGATACTACAGAGCCTGAACCTGAAACGCAGGAGGAGCCTAAGCAGGAAGAAAGCGCACCAGAGGCTATTGAAAATGAAACTGAAGAAGTTGAGGCTGAGGAAGTAGAAGAAAAAGAAGAACCTAAAGAAGAGCCTAAAAAAGAGGAAAGTAAAAAAGAAGTGGCAGCGAAAAAAATATTAGAGAAGATGGGTGATAAAGGTAGATATGATTCAGCAAATCAGTTAAAAACATTAATTGTGATGCAAGTATTAGGTAACTCAAAATCATTCTTTGATTCACAAAAACAACTGAATGATATTGAAGGATTTTTTACAGATCAGTTTATTCCTGATGCTGAACTTACAACAAATAATATAGCACAATACTTTCTATTTGGAGGAAGTGACGTGCTTATGGATAAAATGATAATGCAACAATGGCAGAATTAGAATTTGCAGGTTTAAAATTTAAAGGCGGGAAAATAATTGTCGTCTTAACAGCGCTAGGTACATTACTTGGTGGAGCATGGGGTGCGTTTGAATTTTACAAGGATTATCTAACGATGAAAGATACCATATCTCAATATGTCAGCCCTGATCTCTCAGGCTTTGATAAACGTATAGATTTAGTACAACAAGAAGTAGAAATGCTACAGAGTGAAATGAGTATGATTCTAGAAGAAGTTGGATTAGTGGCAGATGTAGCTAAAGAATTAAAAAACGATTTAAAAGGTGATGTGAGACGTATTGAAACAATTGTTGAGGATGTAGAGACAAGAGTAAAAGAAGATTCTAGATCAAATGAAAAAGATTTAAAATTAACGGTGGATGGTATTGAGTCTGATATGCAAAAATTAGAAAATGAGCTAAATGAAGCTATGACAGAATTACAAGAAAGCATTGATAAACAAATCAAACTAACTCTCGCTAATCCTTTATCTCAAATGAAATAATGGCAGCAAAACTCCCAAATAACCAATACTTTACTCCTGTTAAAAAAAGAACTAGTATAGGTAATTCTTCTCGCAGTAGGCCGAAGAATAAAAACAAAAGACGTCAACACGTTAAATACAGAGGTCAAGGTCATGGGTAAATTATGTGCTAAAGGTAAAGAAGCCGCAAAAAGAAAATACGATGTTTATCCATCAGCTTATGCCAATATGTACGCTTCTGCAGTTTGTTCAGGAAAAGTAAAATCTAAAGCTAATGGAGGAGCAATTGCTTCCAACAAACTTTCACAAAAAAGAAAAAAAGTTTCTCATCTTAATAAAGGTGGTATTGCGAGAGGATGTGGTGCGGTTGCAGAAAACAAACGTAAAAGAACAACAATTACTTAATGTCAAAGAAAGGATTAAGAGCATGGGTCAAAGAGAAGTGGGTGGATATTGGAAGCCCGAAGAAAGACGGAAAATATCAACCTTGTGGCAGAAAAAGCAGCAAGGGAAGCAAGAGAAAATATCCGAAGTGCGTACCCCTTGCAAAAGCCACACGGATGACAAGTGGGCAAAAGGCGAGTGCTGTCAGCAGAAAAAGAGCTGCGGGTAATCCAGGCGGCAAACCTAAAAATGTAAAAACATTTGCAGCTAGTGGAGGTCTTATATCAAAAGAAAGAAGAGCAGGAGCAGCCGTAAGAGGCTTTAATTTTAAAGGTGTATTCTAAAAAAGAAATAACAGACGATGTTCGTAAATGGTCGGAACATTTTTTAGAAGTTCCTAATAAACATCTAGGTGGAATGCCTGCGTGTCCTTTTGCAAAAAAAACATGGAACGATAATAAAGTTATTATTGAAGTAAAAAGAAAATATAAACAATATAAAGCTGAATTAAATGCTCATATAAAACAACTAGATTTTAAGGTTCATGAAATATTAATATTTTGTGATCCTTATTTTAATTACTCACTTGATGAGTATCAAGAAATAATAGATTCTTATAATGAATGGTATAACAAAAAAGATATATTTTTTATGGGATTTCATCCTAAAAATCCAGCTAATGAAGAAGAACAAGAGTTTTTAGTAACACCAACTGGAGAAATGCCTGTGGTAGAAAGCGACCTAGCTTATTCCATGATGCTGATACAAAAGTTCTCGCAATTACAAGAAGCTTCTGATAAACTACACAAATCTGGGTACTATAAATTGTGGCCTAGAGGGTACTATCAAGACGTTGTAGTATCAAGACAAAAAACCTATAAACGAATATTCGGAGGTCAATATGATGGGTAAGAAAAAAAGAGTCGGTATGATGAAAAAAGGTGGAAAGCCAGCACCAGTAAAAAAACGTGGTGGAGGAGCTATGGGTCCTAAAAAGAAAAAAGTTATGAAAAAACGTGGTGGTGGTCACATGATGGGTAATAAAAAATAGTGCCTACTTACGCTTCAACCGCAAACTTTGATCTGTCTATTGATGATATAGCAGAGGAAGCTTTTGAACGTTGCGGTCTTCAAACACGTAGTGGATACGATATAAAGACCGCTAGGCGTTCTATTAATTTAATGTTAGCTGAATGGGCTAACAGAGGATTAAATCTTTGGACAATTCAAAAACAAGAAAAGTCTTTAGCAGCTACAACTACAGAATTATCTGGAACAGATTTGTTTGGTTCTAGTGCTGATGATTCACAACAAATTATAGACATTACTGATGTCGTGATCCGTGATTCGAGTAACAATGAATATTCAACGACATCAATAAGTCGTTCTACATATTTAAATTACACAGTTAAAACAACCAGCGGACGACCAAGTCAATACTACTTTGAGCGTACGATAAACCCAAAGCTATTTCTATATCCTGCAGCCGATACAACGTACACTCTAGTATATTATGCTCTTGTTCGGATGAAGGACTCGGGCGCTTACACAAATAATGCTGAGGTTCCTTTTCGATTTCTTCCATGTTTAACTGCTGGATTAGCTTATTACATAGCTATGAAAAAAGCGCCAGATAGAATTCAATTATTAAAACAAATTTACGAAGATGAGTTTCAACGAGCAGCAGCTCAAGACGGCGAAAGAACAAGTTTATTTTTATCACCTAAAACTTATCTACCAGGAGTTTAATAATGGGCAAATATGCATCTGGTAAATTTGCACAAAGAATATCAGATAGATCTGGTATGGCTTTTCCTTATAACGAAATGGTTCAAGAGTGGAATGGTTCATGGGTTCACATAAGTGAGTTTGAACCTAAACAACCTCAATTAGAACCATTACCAATTGTTACAGACCCACAGTCTTTACAGTATGCAAGAGCACAAATAGCTGACTCAAGAGTTTTTGTTGGTCAGGATGGAGTAGCAGTAAATGAGTTTCAAACATTAGATATGCCAGTTACCAATTACTATGCAAATGGGGTAGCTTATGTCTCTACACAAAAGAGCATGATGCCTTTAAGTGTACAACAACCAAATAAACCTACACAGTTGAATTCTGGCGTAGGTAATGTTACAGTGGGCACGTCATGACCGATTATTCCGATTTAACAGATAACGTAAGAAATTATACAGAAACAAGCACAAACGTGCTTTCTAATGCTGTTATTCAACCTTTTATTGAATCTATTGAAGATAAAGTAAGAAGAACGGTAGATTTAAATTATTACAGAAAATATGACACAGCAACACTTACAGTTGATAATCCTTTTTTACCACTTCCCTCTGATTGGGAAGCAACGAGATATGTACAGTTGATAGATAGTAATGACGACAGAACTTACTTGATACAAAAAGATATTTCGTTTATGAATGAATACGCACCAGATAGAACTTCTACCTCAACGCCTAAGTTTTATGCGATGTGGGATCAAGACACACACTATCTTGCGCCAACCCCGAACGCTGCATTAACTGTAGAGCTCGCATACACGTACAAGCCACCTGGTTTAACAAGTTCAAATACATCAACTTGGTTGAGCCAGAACGCACCGAACGTGCTATTGTATGGTTGTATTTTAGAAGCACTTGGATACTTGAAAGGTCCAGCAGATATGATACAATACTACGATAAAATGTATAATCAGTCTGTACAAGCATTAGCCACATATGAGATGGGGCGTGATCGTAGAGACGAATTTCGGGACGGCGTTATTCGTATCCCTCTCGAATCAAGGAACCCATAGGAGATTATTATGGCAATTACTCAAGCTGTATGTAACAGTTTTAAAGTGGAGATCCTGAAAGGCCTACACGATTTTACGGCAACGACAGGGAACGCTTTTAAACTAGCATTATACGACAACGAAGCAACTTTAAGCAAAGACACAACTGTATTTACTCAAACTGACGAAGTACCTGACTCAGGCACTTATTCTGAAGGTGGTGGAGCGTTAACATCTGTTACGCCAACATTATCTACAGATACGGCTGTTTGTGACTTTGATGACATTTCATTTACAAGTGCAACTATTTCAGCACAAGCTGCTGTAATTTATAATAGTTCAACTGTATCTGGCTTAACAACAAATGCATCTGTTTGCGTATTAGATTTTGGTGGTGTTAAAACTTCAACTTCAGGAACATTCACAATTACGTTCCCTGCTGCTGAAGCAACTGCTGCAATTCTAAGAATAGCATAAGGAGATAATTAATGGCCTCCGTCGAAGGATGGGGCCGACAAACCTGGAATTCGGGTGCATGGAATACTTTTGCGCCCGTTGACGCAACAGGTAATGGCCTCACGTCATCTCTAGGTTCTCTAACGCTTACGGGCGATTGTAACATTACGCTTACAGGCATAGGTACTACCTCTACTGTAGGAACTGCTGTTGGTACAGGTGTTGCGGAAGTTACCGCTACAGGTAATGCGATTACATCTGCTCTTGGAACAGAAACTGTAACAGGTTCTTGTGTAGCTTCCCCTACTGGTTTAGGAACTACAGCATCACTTGGTGATGAAACTGTCGCTACTTTATTTCAATCAGGTTGGGATAGAGGCGTTGCAGGAGATAGCGGTGTTACTATTGGATGGAGTGATAATCTTTGGAATGTAACTGAACAATCTTATGCGCTGACAGGCGTGCAAGGATCAACGGCAACTGGTTCACCAACAGTAAATATTTCTGTTGCTCCTACTATTACAGGTGTCGGATTAACTTCTTCTACAAACACACCAGGCACATCAGTATTTGTTACAGGTGTTAGCTCAACATCATCAATAGGAACATTCTCCATATCAGGAGATTCACAATTAACTATTGTTGCTGCTAGCGAACCAGAAATGGACGCTCTTGTAGGAACTGTGTCAATTGAAATTGGTAAAACTGCTTTCCCTACAGGTAATCAATTAACAGGTAGTCTTGGAACAGAAACTGTTACTGGGGATTGTAATATAACTGCGACAGGTATCGCTATGACTGGTAGTCTTGGTGATGAAACTGTTTCAGGATCTGCTCTTGTAGATGCAACAGGAAATGCTTTAACCTCTAGTGAAGGAGATCCAACAATAACTGCTGGAGCAATTGTGTCTCTTACTGGACTAGGAATGACTCTTTCTTTGGGAGAAGCAGCTCAAGAAACAAGTTACGAAGCACCTAGTGTTTCTATTACATCAAGTATAGGAACCTTAAATATTCGCACAGATGTAAGCTTTACACCGACTGGAGTTTCTGCTACAAGTAGTACAGGGAATTTACAAGGGACCTTCTGGTCAGTTGTAGATGATTCTAACTCGGATATAAGTTGGACAGAAGTTCATCAAGCCGCATAAAAGTTTTGACAAACTTTGAAATAATAACTAAAACTTTATTAGGAGATTAAATGAGTTCAACTTATTCAACTGGCTTACGAATAGAGCTACAAACATCAGGAGAGAATTCGGGTACTTGGGGTACTATTACGAATAATAACTTCTCTCAAGTTTTTGAATATTCTATTGCTGGTGTTTATTCTAAAGCAATTACTACAGGGACTGAAACAACGCTAACAAACGGTGATGGTCCACAATCTCAAGCAAACAACGAAGCTAGACAAAACCAATTAATTTTTACAGGAACAGTTTCTACAACTCACACAATTCAATTTCCTGAAACACAAAAAACTTACGGAATTTATAACAACATTTCTGGTGGCGCTGATATATCTGCTAGACTAGGTGCTACAGGAAACACTCTTACTATTACAAATGGTAAATACAGATTAGTATCTACAGACGGTACAAACTGGTATGATATATTTACTTTAGCTGGTTTAGGTGAAGCCTGGATCGAAAAGTCTGGTGCGTACACTGCGTCTGCTGGTGATAACATTTTTGTTGATACATCTAGCGCAGCCGTCACTATAACTTTACCTGCTTCTCCTTCTATTGGAGATCAAGTAAAAATTATTGACTCTCACGGCACGTCAGCTACAAACAATATTACTATTGGAAGAAATGGAGAGTCTATTCAACGATCCGCATCTGATTTAACAATTTCAACTAATGGAGCTGGTATAGCGTTGGTGTACTATGACAGCCCGAATGGTTGGTTACTAAAATATAACGATTAATTATGGCTAACTTACAAGATATAGTAAACAGAAGTGAAGTAGGCGCGATTAAGCCTTGGACTAAAACTACAGCTCCCGACGGATATTTATTATGTGATGGGTCGGCTGTATCAAGAACTACCTATGCAGATTTATTCGCTGTAATTTCTACAACGTATGGTGTAGGTGATGGATCAACAACTTTTAACGTTCCTCAATTACAAGGCAAAATGCCACAAGGGTATGATGGTAATACATATAACTTAGCAGGAACTGGCGGTGCAAACACAATTACAGTTGCTGTAACTAATAACCAAGCTGCAACTAATGCTACAAACCAAGCTGTTACTATAACAGGTAGTATTTCCAATACTTCTTTAACAGAAGCACAATTAGCATCTCACAGACACACAGGAGCTGCAACTTTTACTGGTATGACTGCTCCTCCAGGACAGGGTCAACAAAGAGGAGTTATAACAAATGCTGATTCTTCTCCTCGAACAAGCCCAACTGCTTTTAGTAATATTATACCAAACACAGTTACGCCTTTTTTAGGAACTACTGGATCGGGTACTGGTC